CCCTGTTGCCAACAGAAGCATACGATAAATTCTTTCTTGATATTGGAGTATCTGGACACTGGCAAGACTACCTTCCCCTTTCTTATTTTGCTAAATATGTTAATAACGCACAAGGGGCTTCTTACTATGATTTAGATTTTTTACAGTTTAACCTTGGGTATCCATCGCCATCTAAACTACTAGAAAAAGAAACTAACTCTTCTTGGACATATGAAGATTTAAAGGAAGAATATTCAGCACCTATTCAGCAAACCTATTATCAAATAGATAATAGCCTTATTACTGGATGGAATGACTATGAAGATTTATCTCAAAAGGCATTAAAGTACTACGAATATGATACCTCAGAATCTTTTGTTAAAAGCTATGTTACTTTTCAATATATAGCAGATGGAGCAAATGCTCTTGATGAAACCTTTAATATTAATGTTCCAGCCAAAGAAGGATCAATTATTGATATTGATAACTACCCAGACTGGGCTGCTAGTAAATTTGAAATTGTAGATAATACAATTATTTATCCTAGCAAGTCTGTAGATTTCAATGACTTAGCAGTTGTATATTCTATTGAGTTTAATGTGCGTGGAATTATTAATAGACCAATTAAAATTAAAGAATTAGAGATAGCTTCGCAAGCATTGAGTGATAATGCCTTTAACTCGGTAGGCACTAGGTTTGGAGTTGATCTAGTGCCATACAAAAAATCTGGAATTTATTTTGACTATAAGTCAAAAAATCCTTTTAGTATTTATAAGTCAAGCACACCATACCTTTATTTAACAAAAAATTCTGGAATAGAGGTTCGTGGGGACTTTAACTTTGAAACAAATCGTGGCATTGCTATGCCAATTAATAAAGAATTGTCAGATGAATATCGTGTAAGCTCAATGCAAGCCTGGATGTTCGCAAATCAAGATTTTTTTTCTGCTTCACCAATTGAAATCTTTGAAATTAAATACAAAGAAGATATTATTAAATTTTACATGGTTGCAGACAGTCCATCTGGATCAAGAGCTAAAATATATGCAACCAGTAGCTTAACTGGAACAGAATATACAGGGCTAACGTATTTCTGGAACGGCATATCAGTTCAAAATCCAGTTATTACAATAAAAGAATGGGGATCCCTAGGATTGCAGTTCTCATCTGCACTAAACTTTGACCTATACACTGGTGCAATTAATCTAAATGGTCCAATACTGTTTAATAATATATCTTTCTACCAGGCAAACAATTTACAGACAATACAGAGCATTGTTACTAGGCCTTGGCAAAAGGTTGAAATTGAAAATGAATGGACATATTGGAGCGAGAACTTTAGCTGGCAAGAGGCTCTAGTTGTCTCAAGCTCAGAACTATACGGAGTCAACCCAACAGATGTTTATAAAAATTACCTAGGAACTAATAAGATTATCATTGATGATAATGAGGGTATGACGTTTGATTCTAATCAAATAAAGATATATACTGATACTACATGGGAAACAAAGACCCTCTTGCCAGTCTAATATGGTATACTTGAGGTTATGGATTCATTAATAAACCCAAAAACTGGTAAACCTATTGTCAACAACGTACGCAGAAAAGTCATTGATAAGCATTATGACTGGGGACTTTATGTATATAAGAAGTCAACAGGTAAATGGTTTACAGACGGATCAGGCTCAGTTTTAAACATACCTGCACAAAAAGGTGACATAAGTAAGATTGCCGAGCTAAAAAGAGAAGCAATCGCTTGTGGAGATGATGGTCAAGGTACGGCAGTCTTTGTTCCTGGATTGACAAGGGTAACAGAAGAAGAATATTCAGAGCAAAAGGATAGAATGAAGCAAGGATTAATTCCTTCTTTGAATGATCTTGGTGCTATTGATGCAGCACAGAAAACTTTAAGGATGTATGGCGATGAGGGATAATTCTGATTACGTTAGTGCAAAACTAAATACACAAGAAGAAGAAGAAAACATCTTCTATGCCCAAGACCCATTTAATAAAACATGGGATGATCTAAAAGACCTTGGTGGTATTAATCAAAACTTTAAAAGAAGAACTGTCAGGCTTTTAAACAAAGCTGCTGAAATGACTCCAGCATACCTAGACTCAGCAAATGCTCAGTCATCTGGAATAGATGGTACTGGAACAAAGGGTATTAATCCTGGAACAGTATACCGAAATGGATATGGTCTATTTGATATTATTACTCCACCATATAACATGTATGAGCTAGCAAACTTTTACGATACATCTTTTGCTAACCATGCTGCTATTGATGCTAAGGTAGAAAATGTTGTAGGTCTTGGATACCGTTTTGATATTTCAGACAGAACATCTTTGCGCCTTGAAACTTCAAGTGATGAGCAAGCCTCTTCTCGTGCTCGCAAGAGAATTGAGCGCATGAAGATTGAACTTCGTGATTGGCTAGAGAATTTAAATGATGATGACTCATTTACAAAGACTATGGAAAAGGTTTATATAGACTTAGAGGCAACAGGAAATGGTTTCATTGAAATAGGAAGAACTGTTGAAGGCGACATCGGATACCTAGGTCATATTCCAGCGACCACTGTTCGTGTTCGTAGACTAAACGATGGCTTCCTTCAGATTATTGGTCAGCAAGTAGTTTACTTTAGAAACTTTGGGGCTAAGAACCAGAACCCAGTTACTGTAGATACTAGACCAAATGAGATTATTCATTTAAAGCAATACTCACCATTGAATACATTTTATGGTGTACCAGACATTGTTGCTGCTTTCCCATCTTTGATTGGTGACAAGTTAGCATCACAATACAATATTGACTACTTTGAAAATAAAGCGGTACCACGATATATCATCACTCTAAAGGGTGCCAAGCTAAGTGCAGATGCAGAAGATAATATGTTTAGATTCTTGCAGACTGGACTAAAATCTCAATCCCATAGAACTTTGTATATACCACTTCCTGGCGATACAGATCAAAACAAGGTTGAGTTTAAGATGGAGCCAATTGAAAATGGTATTCAAGACGGATCATTTAAAGAATATAGAAAGCAAAATCGTGATGATATCCTAATTGCCCATCAGGTTCCAATTTCTAAACTTGGTGGCTCTGACTCTGGTATCGCAGCAGCTTTGTCTCAAGATCGCACATTCAAAGAACAAGTTTCACGACCAGCACAACATCATCTTGAAAAGATTATCAATAAGATCATCAAAGAAAAAACAGATATTCTAGAGTTAAGGTTTAATGAGCTAACTCTTACAGATGAAATTGCTCAATCTCAAATTCTTGAACGTCTTGTTAAGACTCAGATCATGATGCCAAATGAGGCTAGAGAAGCTCTTGATCTTCCACAAACTAAAGACGGAGATACACCTTTTGTAATGTCTCCAGGACAAGCAAATGATGCTCAATCAAATGCAACTTCAAATCGTCAACGGGATACAGAAAGAGTCAATAACCAGTCAGATGGCCCAGCAACTATTGCTGGAAGAAATCCTAAAGGTGAAGGAAGATCATCTCAATAATTGAGAAAACTCATAAATGTTTGGTATAATAGATAAGCTATGAATATAAATAAAGCTTCCTGGGTTACCGACGGAGACAACGTTCGTCTATCAATGCCTTTTGGCAAGGTAGATCAAGAACGAAGACTTGTTTCAGGTTTTGCCTCTCTAGACAATGTTGACAAACAAATGGACATTGTAACTACCGAAGCTAGCATGAGTGCTTTTGCAAAATTTCGTGGGAACATTAGAGAAATGCACCAACCATCTGCTGTTGGCAAAATGATCTCATTTAAAGAAGAAAAATATTTTGATCCAGAATCAAAGAAGTTTTATAAGGGAGTATACGTCTCTACCTATATTTCTAAGGGTGCCCAAGATGCTTGGGAAAAAGTTCTTGATGGTACATACACTGGTTTTTCAATCGGGGGACGAATGAACAAGTGGGATGACGCATATGATGATACAATGGAAAAGCAAATTAGAATTATCAAGGACTATGACCTCATTGAGCTATCTCTTGTTGATAGTCCAGCAAACCAATTTGCTAGCATTATGTCAGTTGAGAAGGTTGATGGTGTAGATATGATTAAAGCAGATAACACTGTTTTAGAAAATGTATTCTATGACAAAGAGTCTGGATTAGTTATTGTTTCTGAAGAAGAGACACAAGTAAGTCCTGCAACTGGACAAGAAATGAAGAACATTGGTTTTGTTGAAAAAGATGATTTAGAAAAAGCAAATATGATAAAGTTCTTAGTTGATAGTGCTAAAGGCATTAGTACAATTAAGATTACTAAGGAGGTAAATCCAATGACAGAAGCAACAGAAGTAGCAGTCGAATCTGCAGTTGAAGAAGTTGAGGTTACTCCAGAGGCACAGCCAGCAGTTGTTCAAGAAACACCTGCAGTAGTTGAGGAAGCACCAGCAGCTGAAAAAGCTCTTGCTGTAGAATCATCTGATGGTAGTGCAGAGTCTCCAGTTGCACCTGCAGCTGAGACTGTAGAGAATACTGCAGACAAGGCAGATAGCCTTGATGCAAATGCAACAGCATCTAATGAAGAAATTGCTAAAGCAGTTTCAGACATTAAGGATTCTCTAACTAATGCCTTTGGCGATCTCGCTTCAACTGTAAAATCTTTACATGAGCAGATTATGACACTAAGTAAGTCTCTTGAATCCGTAACTAGTGAGGTTAAGGAAGTTAAGGGAACATTTGATGAGTTTGGCAAGCGAGTGGATGACGTAGTAGCAGACACAGCTTTCCGCAAGTCTGGCGATCTAGGCGAGATCGTACAGTTCGAACCACTTAAGGTTCAAAAATCCCTATGGGGCGGTCGTTTCCTCACATCAACCGACCTATTCAACTAAGATATAAAATCACTAGGAGGTGAACAATATGTCGGAACAAGAAACAAATATAGAAAAGAACTACCCAGGATCTGGTGGCAGCGGAGCAGAGATTAACTCTCAAGGCGCAACAGTATCTGGTGGTATTGGTGGTGCAACTGCCCGTGATGCAAATGGTAACGTAGATCCAGCTACATCACTCGGTAACACAGCAACAGCTAACTTCGGTGTCACAACTGGACCTAACGCTGTTAATCCAACTGGAACATCAGGTGGTATTTTAGCACCAGAGCAAGCTCGTCGCTTCATCGACTACGTGTGGGATGGAACAGTTCTCGCCAAAGATGGTCGTAAAGTTACAATGCGAGCAAACACAATGGAAATCGAGAAGGTTAACGTTGGAGAGCGTGTAATCCGTGCTGCTGCTCAAGGTAGCCCAAACTACACAAACGCTGGCGCAACATTCTCAAAGGTAGAACTAACAACCAAAAAGATTCGTCTTGACTGGGAAGTTTCTACAGAATCACTAGAAGACAATATTGAAGGCGGTGCTCTTGAAGATCACCTAGTTCGTCTTATGACAAACGCTTTCGCTAATGATATTGAAGATCTAGCAATTAACGGCGACGGCTCAACTGGCGACTTCCTTTCAATCATGGACGGATTCGTTAATCGTGTACAAACTGAAGACTCTCACGAAGCAGTCACAGTTATCAGCGACAACAACTGGACAACCGCTGCTATGCAAGATATCATCTTGGCTTTGCCACGTAAGTATCGTGCACTAAAGGCTGGTCTAAAGTTCTATGCTGGTACAGATGTTTTCCAAAGCATCGTTAAGAACAACGGTACACTTGCTGATGCAATCGCAGAAGCATTTTCACCAATCGCTGCTGGTACACCAGCAAACCGTCAATCATACCTAGATGGCGGAGCACAGACATTCGGTGGTGCTCGCACTACTCGTGTTCTAGGCATTGATGTTATGGAAGTTCCTTACTACCCTGCAGGATATGTCGACTTGACATTCCCACAGAACCGTGTATGGGGATTCCAACGTGACATCACTGTTAACCGTGAATACAAGCCAAAGAAGGACACAATTGAATACACAGTATTCGTCCGCTTTGGTATTCAATGGGAAGAACTAGATGCAGTTGCATACCATGACATTTCAGATTCATAATCTGTAGTCAACCTAGAGGGGGAGTAGAGTAACATCTGCTCCCCCTTCTTCATATTCTGGTATAATTTAGTCAGGAGGGAATGCTTTGAACATTGATAATTTATTAAATAAAACAGTTTTTGAATTAAAGTCGTATGCTAAAACTAACGGTATTCCTTTGGGGGACGCAAAAAAGAAAGTTGATATACTCTCAACAATTGAAGCATTTACTCCATCTAGTGTTATAACAGAAAACATTAAAGAAGAATACGATAAAGTAGCCCTATACTCAAAAAGAAATATACATTGGTCTGAAATTGGAAACCTCAAGATTGGATACAATATTGTGTCTAAAGATCAAGCAAAAGTTATGTCTACCCATAAGGCTGTGCGTGTTGCATCTCCTGAAGAGGTAGCAAGTTACTATGGTAAATAATGCAACTACTACGTAAAGCTCCATATCCACTATCTATATCGTATACCGTTCCAGATAGCCTTACAGACTATATTCTAGTCATTAGAGATATGTCTGAGCAGACAGAGCTTGAAGAGTCTGTTACATCTACATCTGGGTCTTTAGTTACCTATTCCCTTACTGGAGATTTTACAAAGTATGATAAATCCTATGCCCTTACAATTTATGAAGACCTAACCGATTCTGGAGCTGAGATAGTTTATGGAGATGTTGTTGTAGAGGATAATTTAGATATTCAAAGACCATACGTTGACCCAGAAACACTTGGAACCACAGCTACAGAAATTGCTCAGTATAAAGAATATGAAAATTTAGCCAGACTTATTATCGACTCAGTAACTGGTGGATTCTATTATAATAGAACATACCTAGAGGTTGTTGGTCAGGGTACTGACTATATGCCACTTTGGAAAAAAACAGAAAAACTTTTAAAGGTGTACGAGAATACGGTATTAGTATATGACTTATCAGAATCACCAGCAGCTCTTGGATCATTTAATTATGTAATTACAAAAGATAGAACATCAATTACAAAAGATCCAGTACTAGACGAAGGTGAAATAAATCGTGCAGAAAGAAAACCTGCGAGAATTCCATTAGCACCATCAGACTCATACAATGTTTTTGATACAGAAGATAGTGGTTTAGTTCAAACCATTTCTGCAGGAGTTGGTTTTGCCGAGGGCACCGATTATATATTCCAACTAGAAACAGGATATAAGGTAGTACCATACGATATCCAAGATGCAACAAAGATTCTTATTGAAGATATTAAGTGTGGAAAGCTAGACTATTACAAGAGGTTTGTCAAGAGATATGAGACAGATCAGTTCCAGATTGAATACGATAAGCGACTAATTGATGGTACTGGAAACCTATTAGTTGATAAGATTTTAGATAAATACAAAACCTCAATAACTCGTCCTGGGATTTTATAATGTTAGTATGTGAAGAAAATGACTTCATGTACCCTATGAGAGCTGATATTTATTATCCAATCATAACTCAAAATGACTATGGTCAAGCAAACAAAGAGTGGGTATTTGATAGAACAATTGTATGTAACGCAACCTCTGTTGGAGGAAACGGTACTGAAGATATCAGACCAGAAGTATTCCTTCAGTATGAAAATAAGCTCATTGCTCGAAGCAAGTCTGACATAAGAACATCATCTACAAATACTCTAAATGCTGCAACCAATATATTGATTACTAATATTAGAGATATTCATGATAATCTTATTTATACCGAAAGTGCTGGGCCAAGAGCAGGTCGTGGAACTATCTATGAACTAGGAACCTTTGATCCATTTAGTGGACCATTTGGAGATGTTGAATTCTTTAAGATGCTGTGGCGTAGGACTGAAAACCAAAGCGTTGGTGACTAATGAAAATTTCTACAAACACTAAAAGCTTTACAAAACAAATGAACAACATAGTTAATTATTCTTTTGGATTTTTAGACGGGGTTGAAAAAGGAAAAAGCGTATTCTTAAACAACTTAGGTCACGGAGTATTAACAGCGTTATATGATTACATTGATGCAAGTGCTAGATCTAATCCAAGAGCAATGCACCATATCTATGAATGGATGCAAACTGGTAGCCCAGAGGCAAGACTATACGACTTAAGTTATACAGTAAGTAACTTAGGCCTTAGCTTTAAATCAAAGTTTACGCAGTCACAATCATTTTCAAGAGATTCTAATACTCCATTTTATGATAAAGCAAGAATAATGGAACAGGGAATTCCAGTTAAAATTGCTCCAGTTAGATCTGATGTTCTTGTATTTGATATAAATGGAGAAACCGTATTTACTAAAAAAGAAGTAACAGTTCAAAATCCAGGTGGTACTGAAGTTGTTGGATCATTTGAAAGAGCTGTTGATGAATTCATGTTAGGGTATTTTAAACAATCATTTATAAGAGCTTCAGGATTGTATGATTATATAAGTAAGCCAATTATTTATAAAGCAAATGTAGCAGCTGGATCTAGAATGGGAAGAGCAAAAGGCGTAGATACTGGATTTAAATGGATTGCTAACGCAAGGGTTGGGGTATAATAAGGACATGGCTACAATATCTCAAACAGGATTTCCACCCCAGTATATTAATAAGTATATACAGGCACAGCTGGAAGAGTTTGGTATTTTGACGGGGGCAGAACAATTTGACCCTATAGTTCCAGTAACCCCTACAAACATAGAAGAGTTATACGGAAACTATGTAGGCGCTCCTGGGCAGGTAAATCCACTACTAATTGTTTATGATAGATTAGCTCGGTATAGACCAAAATCATTTTACAGACATAAAAGAGAACAGCTCATTTATACCATTCATTCAAGCAGCCTAACAACTGCAAATGATGTGGTTAGGGTAATCTCAGAAGCCCTTGACCGTGAAGATGCTTCAGCCCAAGATGTTAATAAGTGGATAAAGGATAATCTACCAGATGACAACAAAAATGTATTTTTTCATAGATTTAAAGCTTTTCAGATTGACGAAACAAGAGACTTGCTAGAGCTATCATCAGCAAGACTTTCGGCAGTAAACAAGATAGTTATTGAATATGACTACCACACTACTGGTGCGTTTTACACTTAAAAATGCTGTTATAATTATCATGAGGAAACAAACGCCAAACAATTTAATATCTATTCATCTAGAATAAGAAAGAGGTAACCATGTCATATAGCCGTGGAAGTTCAACTAATATCATCGTTGGAGCAGCTGCACTATTCGTTGCAGACACAACTTTGACCCCATCAACACTAGAATCATTTAGCACCGAAGTATCATTCAGAGAGACTCTCTCAAATGATGCAGCTTATACTAATGTTGGTTATACAATGAACGGTCTTGAAATGCAGTTCCAACCTGACTTCGGTGAAGTTCAAGTTGACCAGATTCTTGACGTTGCTAAGCTTTACAAGCAAGGAATGCAAGTTAACCTTGCAACAGCCTTTGCTGAAGCTACACTTGAAAACTTGCTACTAGCACTTGCTTTTAGCGATGACCAACTAACTGGAACAAAGCTAAGCCACACAGGACGGGTATTAAACCTTTCTGCAGGTGAACTTGGCGAATGTCCAGTAGAGCGTGGAATTGTTGCTGTCGGACCAGGAACAGGTGATTGTGTCACATCTGCAGATGTAGAGCGTGTTTACACAGCATACCGTGCCTTGTCAATCGAGAACGTAACAGTTTCTGCAAAGCGTGACGAAGCTTCAATGTTTGAAGTTTCATTCCGTCTACTTCCAGAGGATGCATCTGGCTCATATGGTAAGATCGTTGATCGTACCTTCGGAGACTCATTGTCTTAATTATTAAGCAAGCAGCATGGCCCATCTCTTCGGAGGTGGGCTTTTCTGTTTTATGGTAGAATAGAAGTTCAATGGCAACTAAAGTATATAAGACTGAAAATGTTCATTTATTTAATGGGACAGAGCTAGAAATATCTCCACTTAAGATCAAGTATCTTAGAGAGTTCATGGTGGCATTTGATGATATTAAAAATGCCAAAAATGATGATGAGGCTATTGGTACCCTTGTAGAATGTGTAAGAGTTTGCATGAAACAATATTGTCCTGAGATATCTAAAACAGTAGAAGATGTAGAAGACAATGTTGACATGCCAACAATATATAAGGTACTAGACATATCTGCTGGGATTAAGATAAATAAAAAATCTGAAGAACCTGTAAAGAACCAAGCAGAAAAAAGTGGGGAAACCTGGGATACATTAGACTTAGCTAAACTAGAGTCTGAAGTATTTTTGCTGGGTATATGGAAAGATTACGAAGAACTAGAAAGATCTCTATCTATGTCAGAACTAATGATTACGTTAGAAGCAGTAAGAGATCTAGACTATTCAGAAAAGAAATTTCTTGCTGCTATGCAAGGTGTTGACCTTGACGCAGAAAGCGGAAAAGACAGAGGACAAAAAGAGTGGGAAGACATGAAAGCAAGAGTCTTTAGTGGTGGACAAACTGGAGACTCTAATGATGTTTTATCACTTCAAGGAGTAAACGCACAAAAAGCTGGCTTTGGAATTGGCATGGGATTAGATTACGAAAACCTAACCTGAGCAGCGTTTTATGCTATAATTGACTAAGCCTATATAGGAGGAATAAAAAATGGCAAATACACAAGAGGGTACAGAACTAACTCTGATTGATGGTACAAAGATTAAGGTACGTCCACTTAAGATTTCTTTGCTCCGTCCATTTATGAGTAAGTTTGAACAGGTGGCAGCTGTAGCAGACAACAACGAGAAGTCAATGAACATTCTTGTTGAATGTGTGCAGATTGCTATGAAGCAATACAAACCAGAACTAGCAGAGGACATTGCTGCATTAGAAGAAGTTCTAGATTTACCAACTGTATATAACATTATTGAAGCAGCTTCTGGAGTTAAACTTTCAGATGCAAACGCTTTGCTTAATACAGTACTTGCAAATAACTAAATAAAAGAGGTGTAACTGATGGCTGATGTAAATGCTAATATTGGCATACACATTGATTCGTCAGCAGCATTAGCTGAACTAAAAGCACTTCAACGTCAGATAGCAACATTTCATGCATCTATAGCAAAAAATAGTGCAGCAAGTGCTGCAGCACAAAAAGGTTTACAGACAAACCTTCTTAATTCTATAAATGCAACTGGTCAATTCCATGCACAAATGGGATTAGTCAGAACATCTACGGAGTCATTTACTCACGCACTAGAGAACAACAAACTCTCTATGCGTGAGTATTTCCGTTATGCGGGTGCTTCTACAAAATCATTTGGTAAATTGTTTAGAGCAGAATTTGACACAATTGGCAAGGTAGCAGAAGAACGTGTAAGAAAGATGCAGACCCAATATATTAAGATGGGTCGTGATGCATCTGGCGCAACTAAGGCAATGTCTATTACTCCAACAACTTTGAATATGAAAGATTTTGGAAATCAAGCAGCAGTTGCAGGACAAAAACAAGCAATATTTAATCAACTAGTTAAGCAAGGATCAACATCCCTTCTTAACTTTGGTAAGAATACACAATGGGCTGGTCGTCAGCTTATGGTTGGTTTCAGTGTTCCATTAATGTACATTGGCAGCATTGCCTCTAAAACATTTATGGAAATGGAAGAACAAGCAATTAGATTTAAGCGTGTGTATGGAGACATATTTACAAGTGCTGAAGAAACAGACAAGGCTATTAAAGAGATAGAATCACTTGCAAAGAGTTTTACTAAGTATGGCATAGCTGTTACAGATACAATGAAGATGGCTGCTGATGCAGCAGCAATGGGTAAAACTGGAGCAGAGCTTACTGCTCAAGTAGCTGAAGCTACCCGACTTGCTGTACTTGGCGGTGTAGAACAA